CATTACAATTAATGGCGAAGAACATAATTTTGAAGATCTAACCGAGCAGCAACAGGCTATGGTCAATCACATTGCTGATTTGGACAAGAAGCTAGGAAGCCTTGGCTTTAACATGGATCAGCTAAAAGTAGGCCGCGAAGCGTTTATAAATATGCTTTCAACGTCATTAGATGAACCTAAAGAAGTAAGTGAGTAAAATATATTATGAGTCGCACTGTTCGAGATGCCCATCATCGCATAGACGAAATTGAGCCTAGAGTAACCAAGTTGGAAACCGAGGTATATATCCAATTTAAAGAGGTATTTACTCGGATTAAACGCTTGGAGACAATCCTGATCGGTGCGGCTGGTACCATAATAGCAATGCTAGTAGCTGTCTTATCAAAAATGGGTTAACAAAGAGATAGGAGGCTATTTATGCTACAGCAACTTATAGGCCCCATTTCAGGGCTGTTAGACAAGTTTATTGAAGATAAAGACCAGAAAGCTAAACTCGCCCATGAAATTGGGACTATGGCGGAAAAACATGGGCAGGAAATTGCCCTAGCGCAGATTGCGTTAAACACCGCTGATGCTAAAGGAAACTTCTTCCAATCATCTTGGAGGCCCTTATGTGGGCACGTTTGTGTGCTTGGCTTAGCCGTCAATTTTTTAATATCCCCCATAGCAGCCGGATTTGGAGTAGAAGTTCCACAAGCCGATATGAGTGTGATGATGCCCGTCCTAATGGGTATGTTGGGTCTGGGCGGTCTTAGATCATTCGAGAAAACGAAAGGCGTAGCAAAATGAGTTTTAAGTTATCACAACGTAGTCGAGACAGGTTAGAAGGTGTAGATGTCGGGTTAATCGCGGTCATTGACTATGCTATCGCCGTTACAAAAGTCGATTTTGGTGTAATTTGTGGTCTCCGAACCATTGAAGAACAACGAGAACTTGTTACTAAAGGTGCAAGTAAGACCATGAAATCTAAGCATATTGATGGACATGCTGTAGACCTTATGGCTTATATCGGATCAAGGGGTTCGTGGGAATTAAATTTATACGATGACCTTGCAGATGCCATGAAAGAGGGCGCTGAAGCCGCTGGAGTTGGAATTCGTTGGGGTGCCGCGTGGCATATCCCAGACACCCGCGAGTGGGATGGTACAATGGAAGAAGCTATGAATGCGTACGTAGACTTACGTCGTAGCCAAGGCAAACGGCCTTTTATTGATGGCCCTCACTTTGAATTGGTGGTGTAGTATGAAAACTACCGTAGAAGCTAGAGATATTGAAGATGGCGTAGAACCAAAGCATACGGTGCACGTTGTGTGTGCGCACTGTGGATACGATCTTGATGAAGCCGAACTTGAAGCAGATACTTGTTCTGACTGCGGCGAGACGCTAAACCTAAAGCAGCACGTAGCTATAGAAGTCACTACACTGCCTCCTATCTTTGGCGAAAGTATGTAGGTGGATTATGGCTCTAAAGAAGTTAGTATTTAAACCCGGTATCAACCGAGAAGTAACGCGCTACACCGATGAAGCGGGCTGGTACGAGTGTGATAAAGTACGCTTCAGACAGGGCTTTCCCGAAAAGATAGGTGGTTGGCAACGTATCTCAGGAACTTCGTTTCTGGGGGTGTGCCGATCTTTATGGAATTGGGTTACTTTAGGTAGTATTAATCTTATTGGCGTTGGTACGCACCTCAAGTTCTATTTAGAGCAAGGTGGTGGGTACAATGACATTACGCCTATCCGTAGTACCACCGCTGCGGGAGACGTGACGTTTGCTGCTACTAACGGGTCAGCAACTCTGACTATTACTGATGCAGGTTATGGCGCTCGTGAAAATGATTTTGTTACTTTTAGTGGCGCTGTATCACTAGGCGGTAACATAACAGCCGATGTGCTAAACGCTGAGTACCAGATCGTAACAGTCCCCGATGCAAACACATACACTATTACTGCTACAGCCACAGCCAACGCATCAGATACAGGCACTGGTGGGTCATCAGTAGTCGGTGCGTACCAGATACGTACTGGAGAGCCGTATGAAGTCCCACTTTCTGGCTGGAGTGGCGGCACATGGGGTGCTGGTGTATGGGGTACGGGTGGTGTTTCTACCGAAGCTATACGTCTATGGAGCCAAGCTAACTTTGGTGAAGACCTAGTATTTGGCCCTCGTGGGGGTGATATTTTCTACTGGGATGCTACAAATGGGGTAAATACACGTGGTGTTTACTTGTCATCTCTTGGTGGTGCGTCTAATGTACCTACTTCGCAGAATTTGATTTTAGTATCAGATATAAACCGTTTTGTGTTTTGTTTTGGTACTAATGATGTTGGCAGTGCTACAGTTGATCCAATGCTCATCCGTTGGTCTGATCAAGAAGATGTAGCACAGTGGACGCCAGCATCTACAAACCAAGCGGGGTCCTTGAGATTATCACGGGGAACTGAGATAGTCGCGGCTAAACAAGCACGTCAAGAGGTCCTCGTTTGGACCAACTCTTCGCTGTATTCACTACAGTACCAAGGTGCACCTGCTGTATGGGGCGCTCAGTTGGTTGGAGATAACATATCTATTGCTTCTCAAAACACTGTAGCTTTTGCCAGTGGTGTGGCTTTCTGGATGGGTAAAGATAAGTTCTATATGTATGATGGGCGTAGCCAACCGCTCCCATGCAACGTGCGTCGTTACGTGTTTGAAGACTTTAATACGTTGCAGTATGACCAAGTATTTGCGGGTACAAACGAGGCGTTCCATGAAGTATGGTGGTTCTATTGCTCCGCAGATAGTGAAATGGTAGACAAGTATGTGGTGTTTAATTACTTAGATCAAACATGGTACTACGGCACTCTAGCTCGTACAGCGTGGCTTGACTCTGGCTTGCGTGATTTTCCTTTGGCAGCAACGTACAGCTATAACCTCGTAAACCACGAACAAGGTACGGATGACAACCAAACAGGTACTCCTGCACCAATTGCAGCGACTATTACCTCTGGACAGTTTGATATAGATGATGGAGACAGGTTTGTGTTTGTATGGCGCATTATGCCTGATGTTACATTTGAAGGGTCTACTGCCGCTTCTCCTAGCGCTACAATGACGTTACTCCCCCTTGCAAACTCAGGATCAGGCTACAACAGCCCGTATTCCGAAGGAGGTAGTGCAACCGGTACGGTAACACGTACGGCTACAGTGCCTATTGAGCAGTTTACAGGACAAGTAAATACACGCGTGCGTGGACGACAGATGTCGATAGAGATGGCGTCCACTGAGCTTGGAGTTAAATGGCAACTTGGGTCTCCTAGAGTAGACATGCGCCCTGACGGGAGGCGCTAATGGTTAATAACATTGAGCGTACAGAACCGCCTGCCTTACCTCTAGCGCCTGAAGAGTATCAACGCCCGTTTATGGACCAAAACAGCAATGTTTTGCGGTTGTTTTTTAACCGTTTTATTAATTCACTTGACAACTTATTTAGCGTCGAAAACGGGGGTAAATTCCTCTATATGCCTCGCGGTGCCTTTTATAGCGCACAAGATCAAACTGCCTCTAATGTTAACACGGGGTACGCAGTGACGTTTAATAATACGGTATACAGTAGTGGGGTCACACTCTCTAACAATAGCCGAGTAAACGTCCAAAATTCTGGCACGTACAAGTTTGATGTGACACTACAATTAGAACATAACAACTCCAGTGAGACTTCTGTAACTGTGTGGGAACAGAAAAATGGCTCTGCAATAGCGTATTCGGGGCATATGTTTGATGTAAAAGGCAACGACGATTACGTTATACACTGGGGGTTTACTGTCGATTTAACCGCAGATGATTACATAGAAATTTACTGGGCAACTGGAGACACACAGCTAAACTTGCATACAGAGGCGGCAACATCACCTCACCCCGGTGTGCCATCGGCCTCCATTGATATATCATTTGTTAGCAACTCATAGTGTGTGTTTGCCTAATGTAACGTATCGTCTATACTGGTTGGACCCTATAACAGGAGCGAACCATGACCTTTGATTTTTTAGAATTGTTTAACGCTATCGGTGCAGCGTTAAAAGTAGTCACTAATGACTTCATACCTGCCGAATCCCTTGAAACTCCGATAACTGAAGATGTAACTAATCTTGACAGTTTAGATGTAACACTAACTTTCTTTGTATTTGGAGAGGCTTAT